AAAAGCCTCGATAAACTCAAAAAGCAATATGCAGAAGTGGCCAAAGCAGAGGGCGCGGATAGTGCAGCAGCGAAAGAACTGAGAGACCAGATACAAGCACAGGAGGCCGCTATAAACGCAACCCGTGCAGCGTCCAGTAAGTTGTACTCGAATATCATTCCGTTCTCGGACAAATTGCTCCCAATCCTGCAAGGTGGTATAAAGGGCATCACCGCGTGGCTCACGTCTGCAAGGCAGGGTGTCGCGCTACTGGGCAAGCAATTTGCGGCACTGATTACTAATCCTATTGTCGCAGCACTGGCCGCTATTGCAGCCGTTATCGGTTTGGTGGTGGCAGGTCTCAAGGGTAGCGAAGACAATAGTAACAAGTTGTCGAAGGTTCTCGCACCGCTCACTCGCTTATTCGCCCTATTGCAGAACATATTGCAGTCTGTATGCGGGTGGATATTATCAGCCGTGGAGTTTGGCGGGAAACTGGCCGTTGTTCTGGGGAATATCGTGGAGTTTTTAACGTCACAAATCCCGCTCGTTGGAGAGTTCACGCACTCAGTTATGGAGGCTACCCGCGAGGCAATTGACCTTGCAGAACGTGAGGCGCAACTGGCTAAGGATAAGCGTGCTTTAGTCGTGGCTGAGGCAAAGACGGAAATGGAGGTCGCAGAACTAAGGAACAAAGCACAGGACAAACTAAATACCAGTATTGAGGAACGTTTAGCGGCCAACAAGAAAGCAATCGAGCAGGAAAAGGCAATTGCTGACGAGCGGTTAAGACTGGCTCAAGAAGAGTTTACGATAGCATCGCAGCGTGCCGAGTGGTCCGACAATAGTGCAGAGGATAATGACAAACTCGCACAGGCTGAGGCGGCACTCTACAAGGCCCGTGCCGATTATGCCAAAAAGACCAAAGAGTTGCTCGCAAGTCAAATCACCCTCGAAAATGAACTGGTAAACGAGCGGAAGAACACCGTAGCGTTGCGCAGACAGGCTCAAGACCAAGAGGTTGCTATGATTGCTAATGGCGCGGAAAAGCAGCGCGTCACGCTTAAAAATCAGTACAACCGCCAAATAGAGGATTTGCAATTGCGACTGGAGACCGAGCGGACGCTCACGGAGGAGCAACGCAAGGCCATAAACGACACCATTCTGGGGCTTAGACGCAACCTCGCCCGTGAGTTGGAACAGATAGCCAAAGACGAGCAAGCGAAATTGCTGACATTGCGGAGACAGGCCGAAGACCAAGAGGTCGCACTAATTCAAAATAGTGCCGAGCAAAAACGCACCTCATTGTTGTTGTCTTACAATCGACAAATCGAGGACTTGAAACGGACGCTTGAGACAGATAAGGGCTTGACCGAAAGCGAACGCAAGGCCATAAACGACACCATTCTGGGGTTGCAAAAGAACCTTGACAGGGAACTGGAACAGGCCGACAACGAGGAAAAGGCACGGCAGCGCGATATACTGAGAGCCGAGGAGGATGCCCGTCTTGCAATTATGCAGGATGCCAACGACAAGGCGCGGGCGCAAACCCTTGCCAACTATGACCGCCAGATTGAGGACTTGAAATGGCGGTTAGAAACCGAAAAGGGGCTCACCCAGACAGAAATAGATGCTATCAATTCAATGATTATTTCTAAGGGCATAGAGCGAGCGCAAGCCCTTGCAAAAGTCGATGAGGAGGCGGCTAAACAGGAGTTGTTGAGGGTCAAAAATGACTACACCGAGAGGATGCAAGCGGCCGCTGACAATTCAGTGGTTATGGCGCAACTTGAACTTGAGCAAAAGCAGCAAGCACTGGATGCATTACACCAGATGGAGGGCGAAAGCGAGCAAGCGTTTCGAGAGCGTCAGTTACAGGCTCAACAGGAGTACACGAACGCGAAAAAGCAACTTGTAGAGACGGAAATGCAGGTCGAACAAGCCAAATATGAACTCGCTGTCTCTATTTCTGGGGGTATGTCTAAAGCACTGGAGGCTTTGGGCGAGAGCAATAAGACTTTCGCGAAGATGTCAAAAGCACTCGCACTGGGAGAAATTGCTATCAATTCGGGCAAGGCCATAGCAGCGGGAACCGCACAGGCTCAAAGCGTACCTTATCCTGCCAACCTCGTAGCCATTGCCACAACCGTTGCAACTGTACTGGCCAACGTAGCAACCGCTATTAAAACGGTTAAGTCTGCCAAATTCGCAACGGGTGGTGTCAATATTCAAGGCGCGGGTACTGGTACAAGTGACAGTATTTTGGCGATGATAAGCAACGGTGAAAGCGTTATGAACGCAGCGGCCACGGCTATGTTCGCCAACGAATTGCAGGCTATGAATAGCATTGGAGCAGCCGTGACCCCTCAGTTGGGTGGTGTGACGATGAACAACGCAGAGCCGAGCATTTTGACAGAGGGAATGAAAGCGGCTATCGAGGATTTGCACCCCGTGGTCAGTGTAGTGGATATTAACCAAGGTCAGCAACGTGTCGATGTGGTCGAGAATATTGCAACGCTTTAGCGGCTATAATCGGGCAAATCGGGACTATAAACCCCGATTGCCCCCTTGTTTTAGCGATTTTTAACTGAGAAATTTGGAGAATTGTAAGTTTCTCCGTACATTTGCAAAAAAAATGACAGAGATATGGATATTTACATTTACGACGACATAATGCAAGGGCTTATTTCTGCCGAGTATATCCGCAAGAAATTGGACGGAATTACAGACGGGGAGGATATTGTCTTGCATATCAATTGTTACGGAGGCGATGTCGCAGAGGGTTGGGCTATTTATGACCTATTGCGGCAGCAGGAGGGACACGTAATCAAGGCCGTTGTCGAGGGCGCGTGTGCATCGATGGCCGTTGTGTTGCTGATGGCCGCTGCAAAGGAAAACCGAAAGGCTCTCACTGATACAACGTTCCTGTTGCACGACCCCGCTGCAAGTTGGTTGCAAGGTGACTATTACGACCGACTTACACCATCGAACCTCGCAAAGATGGAGGCCGAAATTGCCAAGCAGCGTGCCGAACTTGAGAAAGACAAAGACCATATTGCACAGGTCATTGCCGAGCGCACAGAACAGGACAAAGCGCATATCTTAGAGGTAATGGAGGCCGAGAAATGGCTGACACCAGAGGAGGCAAAAGCCCTTGGACTGATTGTAGAAATAGAGGCGCACAAAACCGCCTTAGTTGTTAAACCTAATAATAAAAAAACGATGAAGATTAAGAGCATCAAAAGCACAAAGGGCGGTGTACGCGACTTTTTCGCGTCTATCCGTGACCTTGTAATCCGCAACGTTGAGGGTACTGACGTAGAAATTGACGTTGAGGAAGATGGCCAGATTGCAGTCGGTGTGACCGCTCGTCCAGATGGCACACACGTCTTTGAGGATGGCCGTACTATTGTGGTCGAAGATGGCAAGATTACCGCCATTGACGCGCCAGAAAAGCCAGAACTGACCCCAGAGGAAATTACCGCAATGCGTGACGAACTCGAACAGTTGCGCGCAGAGGTTGAGCCCCTCCGAGCAGCCCAGAAGACTGAGACTGAGGTCGAGGTTTTAGACTTCGTGACCGCCCACGGTGGACTTGATAAGGTCAAAAACGCTTGTAACCTCGCAAGCAAGCCCGCCCCAAAGAGCGACAAGCCAATCCAGACCCCAAAGAAACCTGCCGAGAATTATGTCAGTGACTTCGCCAAGAAACGTGAAGAGCGTGCTGATGACCTCCGCAAGAAGATGGGCATCTAATTGTTTAACCTTTAATTTCTTTTTAACGATGGTAAATTTTAATGCACTCACGGCCGACAACGGTGCTATTCGCAGTTTGTCGGAACTGATGTTCACCACCACCTACAAGGACAGTGACCTTGCCGCTCTTGTAAACCTCAAGACTGGCCAGAAGAATGGAGGCAAGATGGACTGGCTCAATTTGTATTCGGCCTCGCCACAGGGTCTCAAGGGTGGCGGTTGCAATCCAGAATGGGGCTCGCTTCCATTGACAGGTCTGGAGAAGACTTGGGCGATGGGCAAGTACCATATTGCGCTCGAGATTTGTGCTGACGTGTTCAACAACACAATCGCGGAGTATGCCAAGAACAAGGGCACAGCGGTCAATGACCTCCGAGGCACTGAGATTACAAGTGAGGTTATTATGCCAGTTGTGGACCGTGCATTGCGCCTCGCAATTATGCGTCTCGCGTGGTTCGGCGACACCAACGCTGACATCTTCACTAACGGTGGCCACATTACCAACACCGTCAATCTCGACCTTATCAATGTGTGCGATGGCCTGTTTGTCAAGATTGCTGACGTTGTTGCCAACGCTCCAAAGCAACTGACCGCTATTGCAGCCAACACCGCACAGGATGGTAACAACAACATCACTTATGCGTCTCAGCAGGCCGCTATCGATGTAGCAGGTGCAGCCCTCAAGGTATTCAACGACGTCTATCGTGCCGCTGACGCACGTATCAAGCAGAATGGTGGTGTATTCTACTGCACCCAGATGTTGTTTGATGCGTTCCAGTTGGATTACGAGCGTCAGCACAACGCTACAATCCCATTCGAGACCGTTGCCGATGGCCGTATCATCGCCACATTCCGAGGTCACAAGATTGTAGTCGTACCAGAGTGGGACGCTTGCATCGATGCGTTTGAGAATAACGGCACTGCATGGCACAACCCATTCCGTCTGTTGTTCACTCCTCGCGAAAATCTTTTCGTTGGCACTACCAACGATGATGTGATGGCCAATATTGACCTCGACTTCGACACCCGTACCCAGACCAACCTCCTCTATGTGGAGAGCGATTTGGCTACCAACATCGGTGAGGATAGTATGTTCCAAGTGGCTTACTAA